GCTTGATTTGCCTCGAACTTGACTATCCCTATCTGGAAGCTTTCGTGTCCTGGGTTTGTAGCGGATTTGGAGAACTTATCATTCTCTTATTCTGCTGCCAGAATTTCTGGATCATTCCTAGGCCACGTTTCCTTCTGATTCTACGTTTCGTCATGAAATCTTCTGACGAATTAGGATCAGGCTCGGACTGTAAGATTTCAATTAGTCTAGGTACATCAATGGATAAATCCTTTGGTGTATCCTTAGTTCTAGTAGGACTCGCAGAGTCCACAGAACCGGCTAATTGGTTTCCTACCCAGCACTCCACTAGTTTAGTTAATTCCTTCTTCTTCCAAAGAAGGTATTGCTCAACTATTGGTGTGGGTCTAAGCACAGATGGGCCCGGCGACTTAACAGGAGGATTCATTCCTTGAGCCTTGAAAGAGGTCTCAATGACTAAATCATTCTTGTTAAGCAGATTAAGAGATTCTTGATATAAGAATCTTTCTAATAATGGCTTGATAAGAGCCTTCTTAGAATCGTCCCAACAGTTTCCTAACTCCGTAAGGAGCAGTGTCACTGGTGAGATAGTATCAACTATGTTGAAATATCCCTTCATGGGACAACTTAATACTGCATGGGCTGTCTCTGTTCCGTAATCCTTATTGGATTTCCATATAAGGTTTACAGCTTCAGACCAGTCAATGTCGGGAAAATCCCGAAGATTGCCGGTCCGGGAAAGTAGCACTTCAGAAAACTCGAGGAACCCTTCAAGGTTCTTCGTGCTTTCTACAAGTACCTTTGGAGGTATAGGTGAGATATCCATACCGTTACGAAAGTAACGTTTGGCTATTTCAGCGACTTTTGTATTCTTAGGTGGAAATAATGACTTTTCGTCACTATATTCCATCCCAAAAGAATCTAAAAGTCTACTATACTCCAAAGCGGCCCCTTTCCGATGTAATACCATGTCATCACCAATTACAGCATAAAAGGATTTATCCTTCTTTGCGTAATTAATTATAACATGGTGAGTTATGGTCATGGCAGCCCATGAGGATAACATCCCCATTGGTTGCCCTACACCATACCTAATCAGTCTATCCTTATATTTGAAATCTCTTTCAGATATAAGCTTTGACCAACCTTCCGTTAGATCTCCCAAAAGAGGAGTAAGTACTCTCTTTTGGAGTTCTAATGGCATTCTATCTGTTGCGGCCGTAAGGTCGAAACAGTATAGACTATGATGGTTTGTAAAAGCCTTTACCCGTCCAGCTAATGCTGTATGGGAAAAGGTACCATCATTGGGCATTCGTTTAAG